AACAAATCGATATTTTTTATCGTACTGGTAAACCAATATATAATGTAACATTAGAAACACAACATATTCGTAGAAATAGAGACCCTCATCATTTTATAGAAAAAAATGTATGGGATAATTAAAAAATGTTAGTGTGAATATATTCACCAATATATGGATATAGTATTAAAAATAGAAAGAATGGTAACTGAGTATACATAGTAAAACCATCCTTAACAGAGATTGCGTAAATTATGATTAACATATAGAAATAATAAATAGGGAGACTAAACAGTTTACTAAGCCAATCAACCAATATATTATATAAAAATAATCCTGATATAGAAAACAAACTGCTTATAGAATCAAAACTATTATATATTTTTTCTTGTAAATAATAAGCAACGAATGGATATATTCCTAATAATAATATAAATAATATATTGCTATAAAGGGTAAAATCGTATTTAGTAATTAAATAATATGTTATTACTAAAGCACATAAGTAATAAATATATACTAAACTTGTATTTACCCAAGATAAATATTCTACGGTTTTTTTTTGATGAAGATATTTTTGATTAAAGATTAGTTCTCTTTCGTTTATATCCATGACTTATATACTATACTTATACTTTACTATATAAAAGTGTTTCATTCGGGGAATTTGGTTGTGCAATACCTCTATTATATTTCATTCGTTCAACAGTAAACTCTTCGGTTTCTGCTGTAGTAGGTTTTGGAATACATTTACGCGAAGACTCGCTCCAAATGACATCACTCTCTGTATCGCAACATTCTGCTCCTCTACAACCTCCTATATCTATACTTCCAAGTAAATCACCAGATTTTGCAGCGGCTTTTTGTTTTTTGTCAACTTCTTCAGAAGACATTACATTTGGTGCAGTCAATTTGAGCTCATTATAATCTAAATGAGAACGAGTTTGTAATTCTCTATATATATTAAATATCTTAACTAACCCGATTGACCCAACTATAACAATAAATATTTGTAATATAAAATCGGGTAAAAATGGTAAATATTGAAAACCAATAATAGCAATAATTATTAATGATAAAATTATTATAAAAACATATAATATCTTATTGTATTGCTCTGCGCGTTGACGTTTATTGTCTATAAATTTCATTTTCCTATTTTTTGTTAGTAAATTTGTTTCTGTAGTTTTTATGTTTTTTTGAATTCGTTCATTTTCTGCATCAACGATTTCTTTCATTTCGTTTTGTCTTAGTAATGTTTGTTCTACTTCATCATTTGCAGTTGCAACAGCTGCTGATATTGCAACAACCCCTTGATTAATGTCATCTTGACCTATATTCAGATCAGTTTGTTGTTGGGGTGTTAATGACCTTAAAAATTGTTGAATAGTTGTTAATATAGTTATATTTTGATTATCTACTGGCATTATATATTATTATTATATTTTTAGATTTGAAATAGTAATACAACTAAAGATGCCGCTGCAATCGTTCCTAGAACATAATTTTGATTATATGAATTATTTAATAAATTACTATCATCAATTCGTACATCTACCATATTTTTTCGTTTTTTATCGTTTGATAGAATATATCTATTATACTTAGGATTACGTTGTAATTCTTCATTTGTGTTAATACTTTCTCCAAGTGTCATACCTTCTTCAATACCTGCATTTTTAACAATTAACTGTTTTTTATTTTCAAAATCTGCTATCCTTGACTTTATTTCGTCTATTTTTTTATTCATACCAGCAACATCAGTTAATCCTTCCACATTACGTACATTGTTTAAATCAAGAGGAGTTTCATTATTATAGGAACTATAAGACATTACTAAATAATATTATATGATATTCGCATATAATATTGTTCTCACATTTCTACAAAAACTACATATACTAATGATGTAGCAAAAGCTGTTAATAATAAATTTGTATAAAGTACCTTGTCATGCTTATCTATTGGTGACTCGTATAATGAATTCTTTTTATTTAATTTGACATTCATCTCTTGTTCCTTTGTTTTTAATTTGTTAAAATCACCTTGAACTGTTGTATAGTTTGCTTTTATTTTTGTATGTGTTGCAGGTGCGTAATCTGAATCACTATAATTTTGTAATTTTTCTATAATAGAAGCTGATATTTTTGTATTTGTTTGAGCATTCTGATAATTATTATAAAGGTCTTTACAATCATTTCTTAAAGGGTCTACGCATATCTCATGCCGATTTTTTAAATCAGCCTTGACTAATTTTCCCTTATTATATGATTCTTCAATTGGTTGAAAAAGTGCATATTCTTTATCACAGCTTATTTGTTTACTGTTACATATATCTTTATATTCTACTTCTGTGTCTCGTTTAGACCTTAAATTCGCTTCAAGTTCACCTCTAAGCTTTCTCAATGCATTCATCTGTTCTCTTGAACAGTCATTTTTAAGATTATTCATATTTGTTTTATTGGTTTCAATATTTGTATTTATAGTTTTAATACTATTTTCTAATTGTATCTTTTCATTGTTGTATTTTTTTCCGTCATTTTCTAATTTCTTTTTGTTTTTGTTTTCGTTATTTATTTCTGTTTGTTCTACATTGGCACGGTCTTTCCAAATTTTCCCTTGATTGTTATAATGATTTTTCCAATGAGCATTATGCTTTGGAACAGTATTACAACGTGTCCTACATCTACGGTATCTCCATCCCCACCACGTACGGTGCGTAGTACATGAACGCCCACACTGAACTTTTGTTTTGGTTGCTTCATTATAATTACTTGTGCTACTTCTATTATATTTATCTTTATTTGCTTCATATGCAGCAATATCCTTTGTACTATCGCTTATAGCAATACTATTATTGTAAATATCTTTTTGTTTTAAAGTTAAGTTTTTGTTTGCGTTTTCTTTATTGGTATTATATGTTTTTTTTAAATCAATTAAATTATCTATTTTGTTAGAATAATCTATGTTTTTATCACACAGATCAATATTATTTTTATTTAAAAAATCCCGACCTGCTTCAAATGTTGAAGCATTTTGAAATGATTTCATTAAATTGTGCTGAGCACGTCCTTTTTTGTTTATACCATCTATAATTTCTTGAGTTTCATTTATATTATCATTAAAAATTTCACATCGGGTTTTTAAATTACTACAATCCGTATGTATTTTTTGTTGATTATTATAATCGTTTTCCAAATTATTTACTTTGGTTGTTTGTGCATCATATTCCGTTTGTAATTTTGCACATGCAATATTATTTGGTGCACTACATTTCAAATAATCAGCATATACTCCATTAAATGTTTGCAAATTAGATGAAACCGCATTTACTTTGACAGTATTTGTATTTAATCCTTCAATAATCATATCATCATGCTGTTTTATATTATGAATTGAGTCAAATGTATGATAATTATATATTTTATTCTTAGGATTAGACGAACATGTATTACAATTTTGCATATTATACCTTATATTATAATATGCATCTATTTTTTTTACCAATCATTTGTCTCATAAATATTATTGTATACTAAACTTATAAGATACTTTCCAAAATTATATACATTATATTGGATTGGATAAATGATAAATGGATAAGCGAACAATAACAGTATCATTATCAACTTTTTATAATATTGTGTACTGTATCTAAATGACCCATATGTATAATACGTATAATAGCTCAAAAATACATAATACAATAAGATTAATATTACATTTACATTACTAATATTACTGGTTTGTTGTTGTGTATAAACACTTCTTTGAACATCGGCTGAGTATAATTCTGTCTTTTCTTCTTCAGTTAATGTAGGCATTTTATATATTATAGTGATATCATTTTTTTATTCTAAATATCATAACAGCAGTAATTAAAATACCTACCGTTAAATTCAAACTATTTAATATGGTTCTTTGATAAAAAAAATTTATATTATCATTTTTTTGCATATTCATGTCATGTTTATCATCAATATTCATATAATATGTATAACAAATAATCATATTATATTATTAGGTTTTTACAATAAAATATAAGGAAGCTATTACACCAGCACTCAATAAAACTGTATTCATAACTGACTCTTCATATATTAATTTCATGGCATTATATCGTAATTCTGCACCAGAATTTTTGAATTCAGTATTTATTAATTTACCATTACCGTCGCGACCACTTCCAGCAGTACCAGATTGAGCAGAGTTAATTTGACCTGTCAAATCTTGAGTTGTTACGGTTCCATGTATATCTGCATCGTCTGCTGGAGTTTTACTGGATTGAGCTCCTTCTTTTATATTTTCACCAACTTTATTAAATATTGTTTTCCAGTATTTACCAGCGTCGTCTTGATATGCAAAAACATATTTATCGGGATTATCAGTTAATTCAGGTGGTAATGTGCGAAATATACCATCTGTATCAACGGGTTTAATACCAAAATATTGTTTTAAATCGGCTGAAAAAATATGAATTTTTCCAAACTCCATTGCTTTATCACCAGCTTCGTTAAATATAGCACCGGTATTATCACCAGTTGAATTTGCATCTGTAATTCCATCATTGGTTTTGTTTGCATTTGATAAGTCATCTTTTTTTTGACCTTCTCTATTTAATGCTGAATCTAAATTCTTCCAAAGGTCTGGTCGTTGATTATTATAAGATCGGTTTAAAGCACAAAAATTTGCTATTCCTTCTACTATATCTTCTTTATTGTTATTATCCTTTTTATTATCCTTTTTATTTGCATTAAAAAAAGTATAATTACTATAATTTAGATTTGTCATGATATATATTAGCTGCCTAAAATAGTTATACACATACTCTATAATAATCTGTATTCATGGCCGTTGGACTTTTTCGTTCATATAGACAAACCTCTCCTGGGCGTAAACACATGGCTAATGAGTGTGGGTCAAATCTGGAAACCTCTGGTAGTTGTTTCACCGTTTGAAGGTTATATTTCTTTTTTAATACCTCAACCTCTTCGTTTGTTAAAATTCTGGATTTTGGTACTAAAGAATGTTGTAGAATATTATATTGAAGACGTTTAATATTATGTATCACAATAAATATATTATCATGTTCATATAAGTACTTTATCTTTGCAATAATAGTATCATTTGGTTCAAATTCAGTAACAATGACAAGTACATCTTCTTTTTGTAATACATTATCGATAAAATACAAATCTTCAATAATCTCGTCTAAATCCTGCTTTTTTATCTGTTTGGCTTTTAAATAATATTTTATGTAAATTTTTCGGTCGGTTTCATTATGTGAAAGTAACATATCTAATTGATTGTTTTTGTACATAGCATCTATCTCGTTAATACTAAATGTATCATATTCATCTGTATTATAGCCTTTAGTCATTGCTATAGTCACTAATGTATTTCTGGAATTATAAACAGATAGAACTTTATTACTGGAAGTACTCATTGTATATACTAATATTTGATACTTTATATTTGTTAATAAAAAAATCAATTTTTTATTAATTACATATAATATTATTTTCGATATTTTATCTTCTTGTAGGTGTTACGCTTCTATCAATTGGAGTAAATACTGATCTTGCCATCAATACAGCCATCAATATGCCAAAACATAAAATGAATACGGCGCCTTCTGCCATAATTGATTATATTACTTAAATATGTATGCTAATTTAAATATTATTATATATGTTACATTTTTTTCAATTTTTTACATATGTGGTTCTGCAACCTGGACAGGTACATTTTTTTATGAATTATATTATAATTTTTATATAATATAATGTATTTTTTATAATTAAGGAACCTTCTTAATTACCATTCCACTATTAAAATCAACTGCATTTACTGGTGCTGATGTTGGTGTATCGGGTTCTGTTTGAGTATTCATTTTTATCAGGGAGGTGTTGTTATTTTCCATATTATCATTTTGTTGTATCATATCATTACCTGATTGTTCTGGCATATTATCATTACCATTTACAATTTTAATATTAATTGCAGGTGTTGTTGTTGTTTCTGGTACCTGAACATTCGGCAGTTGTTGAACTGGAGTATTATATAATTGTGATGATGGATTATTATTATAAGAAAAATTACCTGGTTTATATATATCAAACATAGTAACTACTTTAATTCTATCATTAGGATCCATTTCATACCCGTCTTCAGCATGAATCGTAATAAATTTATCGCCAATATTTTTAATATTCCACAATTGTTTGGGATTATTACATCCTCTAAATAATACAGAATCACCGACATTATATTTGTTACCACCACTCATCATCTGGTAGTCGGGCGGGTAATCTGGAGATGGTGGTCTACTATTGGGAGGATATTGTGGAGATGTAGTATTGGGAGGATATTGTGGAGATGGTGGTCTACTATTGGGAGGATATTGTGGAGATGTAGTATTGGGAGGATATTGTGGAGATGTAGTATTGGGAGGATATTGTGGAGATGTACTATCAGGTGGGTATTGTGGAGATGTACTATCAGGTGGGTATTGTGGAGATGATTCATCATCTGTAAACGGGTTATAAACAGGAGAATCTGGATTAGCTGCATAATATTCTTGTTGTTCCTTTGCATATCTATCTGTTTCCTCCGGTGTTGGTTGATAACCGAGACTATCGGGTGCATACTCTGGCGAAACCTCTGTATTGTTGGCTTCGGGAGATGATTGTATACTTTCAGGAGTTGATTGTATACTTGTTTTTGTTTTATCTCTAATATTTTGTTTAATTGCTGTGATAATAGAATCAGGAGACGTTAAAATATCATTGGTTAATAATTTGATATTATTTGAGTAATTCATGCTGTCAAATTGGTCAATATTATCATCAGTAATTAATCTCATTTGTACATTAATAGTTTGTAATTCTTGCATTAACAACTTAAACGAATAAGGAACTTCAATTACACTGAATTTTCGTCCAAATTTAGTAACTGTTTCAATACTCATATTATTACTATCAACGGTATCTGTAAATTTAATAGGTCCATCTGCCAATGGACTCATAAATAAGTTTTTGGCGGAATTATAAACAGCGATTTGTCCAGTAGTATTACATATAGCCAATTTATATTTATCACCGCGTTCCATCATTGATTCTCTTAGAAATGCAGTAGCACCATGTGATATAACACCATCACGTTCCATTTCACCAATGCGTAATCCACCGTCATTTGCACGTCCACTAACTGCTTGTCTTGTAAGTGCGGTTCTTGGACCCAATGCGCGATAATTAATTTTATCTTTAACCATATGTTTTAACCTCATGTAATAGTTTGGTCCTATAAATATTTCAGTTTCTAACTGTTCCCCAGTCATTCCATTATACAATACTTCATTTCCACTTGAGTGATACCCCGATTTTGATAATAAGTCTCCAAAAATGCCAATTTTTGAACCATTATTTACAAATGCGGTACAATCACCGGTTGCACCGTACATTGCAGCTGCTTTACCCGTAATAGTTTCTACAAATTGGCCTATTGTCATACGAGATGGGATTGCATGAGGATTAATAATTAAATCAGGACGAATACCGTCTGCAGTAAATGGCATATCACGTTCGGGGATAACTAACCCAACTGTTCCTTTTTGTCCAGCTCTGGACGCCATTTTATCACCAAGATTTGGTATACGTTCTTCACGCACACGCACTTTGGCAATACGTGTTCCAGTTTCGCCGTCTGTTATAAATGTTTTATCAACAATTCCAAGTTGTCCTTTTTTTGGTGTTTTTGATGCGTCCATATTTTTATCTGGATTAGCGGAACTGGATGACACCATTCCTATTAAAACAGTTTTCTCATTAATTTCTGTATTTTCTCCGATTATCCCATAATCATCTAATTTACTATAATCATATCCAATCTTTGTACCAACAACATTGTGTTGATTTTCTATATTTGAAAAAGTACTTTCACTGGTATCTTCTCCTGAACTACTTTTTTCTTCATGCATTTCATATGTGCTGTAGTAGGTTGTTCTAAACATACCACGCTTTAATGCACCTTCATTTACTAAAATCGCATCTTCTACATTATAACCAGTATAGCACATAACAGCAACTATTGTATTTTCACCATATGGATTTTCTTCATTATTAATATATTTCAAGTATCTTGTTTTTACTAATGGATTTTGACCAGATACAAGTACAGTCGCAGTTTTATCCATACGTACTTGATGATTTGTATGATACATAGATGTTGCCTGTTTACTTTGTCCACAAGAGAAGGAATTACGAGTTGCTGGATTATTTTCTGGATAATTAACTAAATTACACATTGTACCAAAAATAAGAGACTCATGTATTTCAATATGTGTATGTCTATTTTGTTTGTCTTTTTCTATTTCCGCTGCATTCATTGCAATAAAAGAACCCTCTGTTTCGTTGGGGTCAATATAATCAATAATCGCCTTATCTTGTATAAATCTTGCTAATTTTGCGGGATTAGATTCAACCTCTATATTCTCATATAATTCATGAAGTTCATAAAATTTATATCCATTTGGATTAAAATCTTGGACTTTTTTCTCATTAAATCCTGTAATTAATTGATTCCATGAAAATTTATCATCATCTAAGTATTTCTGTATCTTGTCATTATCATACGACATCTTTTTGGTATCATCGTCACGATAAAATATAGGACGGCATACTCTACCCGAATCCGTATATATATAAATTGTTTTCATTTTGATATCAAATGAAACACTTGTATATATCGGTAATAATCCATTACGACGAAATAATTTTATCTTTTGTACTGTTTCCAATGGTTCATATACTGCACCTCCCCAATATCCATTAATAATTACCTTTGTTAAAGATGATAACAATTTAGGTGTGCATTCTTCCAATAATTTCATACCTACCTTTTCACGTAACCAATCAATAATTATTTCACGTGAATATCCTTGACTTATATACGTAGTAATTGCTAAGTGTTTATGTAACCCAATATTGCCACCATCTGGAGTATCAATCGGGTCAAAAAAACCCCACTGTGTACTATGTAATACACGTGGACCTACTACTTTTACACTTGCATCTAATGGTAAATTTGTTTTACGCAAATGACTTAACATGCTATTATGTGATAATCTGTTTAAATCTTGAACAACCCCTATTTTCTTTGTATGTGTTTGTGCACCCCAATTTCCCTTGAATCCCTTTTTAAACCCCGCCTCCACTATACGTTCATTAAATACTGCTTTTTCTTTTTGAATTAATCCATATAAATTATCCGCATAGAGTGACTGGTTAAAAAATATTTTATGTTCCAATGTAGAACTTATATGTTTTTGCTGAATGGAATAATATTCTCTAAACAAATCATACATTAATGTGCCTACTAATTCTATTCTTTTATATTTAAAATTATCTCTATCTGTTGGTGGTTCACTTCCAGTAAATACAAACAACAATCGTAATACAATATGACCCAAATAATAAGCTTTTTGAATAAAATTCATCTCACCAACATGCGGTAAGAAATAATCTGATAATATTTCTAATGCGTGTGCAACTGTTTTACCCTTTGTTAATGTTGCAATATATTTTAATGCATTTACTTTATTTAATATTCCTCCTGCATCATGCACGGATGGTATAAATAGGTCAACCAAATCCGCATGCTGGTCTAAATCAAGAAGACACATTGTAATAATCTCCTTATCACTAATTATACCTAACGCTCTAAATACAATAAATAATGGTACTGGTTTGCGTACATTGGGTATATCAACGACAATATTTTTAAATGTAAATGCATTTGTAGGTGCCATTATTTTCACGGACATGGTACGAATCGGTTTTGATACATTTTCTGACACAGACCTTATTTCTGCTGAATATAAATAAGTATCATCATGCACATCACGGATATATAACATATTATCACCAAATTTTTCTTGAGAAACTACTGTTTTCTCTTTTCCATCAATAATAAAATATCCACCAAAATCATTAGAACATTCACCCATTGTGTGACGTACTTCTTTTGGTAATCCAGATAATATACAATGGTTGGATTGTACCATTATTGGAAAACGACCAAGTAATATTTTCTCTAATGTAAGGCTACGCCTTTGTGTATTTGATGTTATCATAGATTTTGAAGTTGCTTCTTTAAATAATGCAGCTTCTGCTGGTGTTAAATCAACTATTGTTCGTTTTGCCCGTTTACGACGTATAGGAGCACCACCTTCTGTTTTACTTTCGGTCGCTTCTTCAGTTTCTTCATCATCCTCCGGAATCATATCTTCTGTACCAACTATAGTCGGTTGTTCTCCATCTTCCAGAATATCTACAAACTCTATTTCTACATCGTAATGTATAGTCATTCCATATGTCATATTTCGTAACCTTGCTTCATTTGGATACATAAAATGGGCATTGTTATCATCATATATAACAGGTTTACCAAAATATATTTTACTACCGTCTTTTCCACCCAAATACATACTACATTGTGACCTATAATCATCTATTTTTTCATCATAACGTGTTTGGATTTTTATTGGATTCTTTTCTTTAAATATTTGAAATATACCTTGTTTGAAAAAATCATTATAAGACTCGGTGTGGTGTCTTACTAAAGATTGTGGATTATTATCAAAATATTTGTCTATTACTTTCCATACTGTGGTATTATCCATGATGTAGTATATAAATTATACTATATTTTTTTATGTTATTTGTATTTGTTTCTATAACATAAATTATTTAGTAGATTTATATATTTTCTTTTCATATCTTATAATCACCAATATGGCTGACATCATGGAAACTCTTTTTGGTCCTCTTGACCGCAAATT